GTAGGCTGGTAAGTTTCAATGATTGTTAAGAGTTATAAATGAGTGAGTTAATGTACGTGCGGTTACTACGCCACACAGTTTGTATTTTGTTTTGTGTTATTAAATAAAGAGAGTAGTTGGGTTAGAAACATGCGAAACATAAATCAGACCTGTTGTATAGTCAAACGACCACTATTGGTGCCATATGTTAAGGTACCTGCAGCTCCTATGCATGTAACTAGAACTTCAAGAACAGTCCCAGCAACAGCACTACAAGTTATAGTTTGAGATAAAGTTGCAGTCTCAAAACCATTAACTGGTAGATTCAGAGCAAAACCGGATGTAAATGCGGTTTGTGACACACCTCCTACACTGAAATTGACTCCTACAGTCATCTTCTCAGCTGTGTTATCGCCGAACTCAGCAGCGAAGTCAACAAGGTATGCACCAGGCGGTAACGTAATTTGTCCACTTGACGAGGCACCTAATCCTAGACCATCGACACTAGTTATCCAGCCCGTTGTTACTGGGTTGAATACGGTAGCTACATTAGTTGTGAAAGTCTGCGTACCACTACCTGCGTAGTACTCAGAGACGAGACTTGGTGTTGATAGAGGGGGTTCTAATTGTGGAATAGTGAACTCGAACACATATTCAACCAATAATTTGCCAATGGTGTTGGTATTGGCACAATTGTTGGTAAACAAATAGAATTTGCCTCCATCATACAGACGTTTGTCTCCGACCACATTGGTCGACCTAATGTATTTCTTAGCTCCTGTTGGGAACATGGCCCCAGTATTAGCTGACATCTGAGCAGATGTCCACACAGAGGATATAGAACATCCTACGTGATCTATAGCCTGTTGCTCTCCAGCCGGTGAGTTTGCTGGTTGTGGATCATACACGTTATAATCACAAAACATTATAACGTCACCAGCAGTACTCGTGGAGGCAATAGGGATATAGATGAACTTAACTGAGCCAACCCATTGCTCATATTGATTAGCAATGGGAGAGAGCCAAGGAAAACTAGCGGCTAGGCCTGGATTAATGGTAAAAGCTATCTGATTTGTAAAAGAGGTGCTGCCTGCTATGGAGCCACTCACCAACTCACGATGTGATATGCGATAATGCCCATTCTTCATGGACATGGTTGGTGGTGTAGATATAGAGGAATATCCTTTAGATGCAGGGGCGCGCGTGACTGAATCACGCTTCACAGAGTTCATCTTCAGGGCTTGCGCTTTCTTCCCAGATGTAGCGTAAGAATATAACTTAGGCGCTGCCAACGCAGCCGAAGTGACCGCGCCAGCCTCCAAAATATTCTTAACGACAGCCGGGTTCCGATACGCAGCCCCCAAAAGGGAAGCTCCAAGCTCAGCAGCACGCTGGGTGATGCTCGCGTTTCTTCTACTCGATGTCGGGAGAGACATGATAAATACAAATTAAATAGAGAGGGTAAAAACAATTAACTTTTCTTCCGAATATAACGGCCGAAGAGATTTTAATTCGGAAGCAGGGTATCCAAGTATACCCTGCCCTTCGACCGTACAGCAGCCTTATTGTGGCGGGGTAGATGCCTCCTGCACCTTATCCCCTGCTCCAGCTGTCTTCTTAGGAGCTTTGACGTGTGTGAACTTGCACTCTAGACCGTAACACTTCTTCAATCCAGCTTTCACATTCTTAGCATGGAAACAGTCTTCCCCAAACGAGCACTCATGTACACACAATGTCATATCAACACCTTCACCCGTCAACACAGGTTTGGGCGGCAATGGTTTCTCCTCAGGTACTAAAACAACCCCGTTGACCACAACTGGGCGTGCTACCTTTGGTAATTCCACTGCTGCAGGAGTAAATATAGGTGGTTCTAACACATTAGCTTCCTGTACCTCAACTTTCTTTACCCAAATAGCAAATGATTTAAAATCAAAATCAGGTAACTCCTCAGACACACGGTGAGTCATCCAATCCATCTCATTGCGATTAGGGTATTGTTCATTTTCAGGATACTTGGAAAAATAATTAGCCAAACCATTAACATTCTCTTTAACTCCATCAAAACTGATCGCTAGGCATGCTAACTCTCCAATAATTGGAGTGTTACGATCAGTCATATAAAACCCGGACATCTTTTCCGTAAATTTCATTAATGGGGTAACATTCGGTGGCAAGTGGGGAGTAACATGCAACTTGGTAATTTGCCTCTTCACATCACACATCGAATCCGGAGAACCGAACCATACACCGGAACTATATTCTCTGCTTAAAAATGAGATGCCAGCCTCTCCTCTACGCACCTCACAAATCGTGAGCTTCTGTCCCAGCGAAGCACAAGATTTCACATAACTATCTGGATCAACATCCGCTGTTAATCCATCATCTCCTCCATATATGCCAAGACGTTCCCAAGCTTGGTCAGCCGTTAGGAACACTCCATTAACTCGTGTACACCGCAACGCACGATATGCCATAAATGCGTCATCCAGAGTGTTAAAACCAGAGGTCTCAGGGGACCCCGACAGTCTGGAAAACCCAGTGTTATAACGTACACCATGCTTAGTCACTCCGTTGCGACTGTGCTGGGTCATCATAAGTTCGTTCAACACGTTCTTATATGTATCACTGACCCAGCGCATCATCACGAGGCGTTCAAACGCACGTAATAATTTGGAAACACGCCCGTCAAAACGGCTAAGATCCGTTTTACACGCTGACAGCGCATGCTTACATATGGCAACTACACGATGAGCAATCTGCAAAGGTGTCAAACCAAAGGCATACCACGGTTGTTTCTTTAATACATCTTCAGCGAATTTGTATTGAAACTGTGAATAATTCAACTTATTCACACCAGGGATGGTACTGATATTCCTAGGGTCCTTAACATCTGCATATGTCTCGGCTTTCTGAAAGGATTGGATAAAATCGTTAACTGTGGTCTTCACAGCCATAACTGCGCGCTCAAGAATAGAACGTTGAGATGCGCGATTTTGGTGCTCATACACAGTATCAATGTCAACAGGGAACCCCTTCCCAACATTACACTCCGGAATCAACCTCTCCACAAACTCATTCATTACAGTCAAATCAAAGTCAGTGAACTCAAGATTATCATCTGGTTTCACATCCAGAATTCTACCTTGCACTGTTGCTTGGTCATTTGATTTGTGATTGACAGGTGCATAACACCCATCAACGAATGGATTCATAAAAGGTACAACACCCACTTTAGCTTCAGGATCATAGCTTGGTGGATCAAATTGATAGTTTCTGACCGATTCTTCAACCGGATAAACAGTACAAGCAACATCGTCGATGCTCTGACGATGATATTCAACTAACATTGTTGCTTGCTCCGCAGAAATATCTTCAATAACTGTTTTCACCTGGGCTATAGAAAGGGCAACACGGCCAATTCTCACTTGAGAGGCAATGGTATCATCATCTACAGCGGAAACTGTAGCAGACGCCAACCGGCCTACTCTCCCGGTACTTATCTTCGTTCCCACAGGTTCCTTAATAGTCATCCGTAAGAATTCACCTTTCACCACGTCGTAATACCGTAGTGTGTCTGATGGTAATAGCCAAGACAAATTGAAGATAGGTGTAACAAAAGTTTTTGAAGGAGTAAGACAAATGATCTGATGATGCGGACCAATTTGTCTTCTATCAATATTGTATACAGTGGTTCGCACTCCCAACCCGAACCAAATTCGTGCTGACACTGTATAGATGTCACCTGCATAATTCC